GCGCAGGATGCCAAAACGAAGGCGGCGCAGGCAGCGGCCAACGCACAAGCGGCAGCACAGTCCGCGAACTCTGCGCAGGAATCCGCCGCACGCTCTGAGCAGGCGCTTCTGGACGCGACGGAAGCCGTCGCATCCGTCAATGAGTTCGCCAAAGATTTCAACAACCTGAAAACCACCGTGAAGGGCAAGGTTGACGACGCCTATGTTGAGGACGGCTACCTGTATATGACCGCCGACGACGAGGTCGTTGTCGGTCCGTTGGGGCCGTTCTCTGGCGGCGGTGGAGGTGGCGGCGGAGGAGACGCTGGCTCCCTGATCCGAATTGTCAATAAGCTGACCTCGCGGGCGTTCTCCGTGATGAACGGCGCGACCGTCGAGATCAAATTCAACTGGACGTCCACCGATACTTCCGACGAACAGCCAACCGGCGACGGCTCGGCAACATGGCGCATCAACGGGACGAAGGTAGCTACACAGGCGGTGTCGCAGGGTGATTGCACCTTCGATGTCACAAAGTACCTCACCCCCGCAAGTGCGAACACGATCAAGCTCACCATTGAGGACGCCTACGGCAACAGCAAGTCCTTCACTTGGACCGTCACCGTGTCCACCTATGATCTGGCGTGGAATCTTGGCACCCTTGCTTTCCACGGGTCCAGCGTGCTTACTGTGCGCCTCACACCCACTGGAGAGGGCACGAAAACCATCCACATGACCGTAGACGGCACGGAGGCGTTCACTCGTGAAGTCACCACCACGGGGCGCTCCGTCACCGCGACGATTGACCCAACGGCACTTGAGCTGACGCACGGCGCACACACTGTCGAGGCGTGGCTTGAGGTCACAACGGGCGGCGAAGTCGTCACAACTACGCACCTGCGCCATGTCGGTATCTGGACGAAATCGGACGACAATACGCCGGTTATCGCGGTGTATCAGAGCGCGATCGAAATCCAGCAGTTTGCCACCGGAAGCGTCAATTACATGGTGTATGACCCCACCAGCACCACGGCGACTGTCCGCCTGCTGGAAGGCTACAATACCCTGTCCACGCTGACCGTTGACCGCACCATCCAGACGTGGGCGTACCGTGCTACTACGGTCGGCACGATCAACCTCTCCATCCGCACCGGCGAGAGCGTCGTTGCGCCGATCACCGTCACCTGTACCTCTCTCGGCTATGACATCAACCCTGTCACGACCGGCCTTGCCGTTGACCTCGATCCCACTGGACACAGCAACAGCGAGACGACCGCAAAGCAGTTCGGCTACAAGGACGGCGACGGCACGAATCATCCGCTGGCCTTCAGCTCCAATTTTGATTGGATCAACGGCGGATTTCAGATCGACACGGAAGGCGTAACCGGCTTTGTGGTTAAGCGCGGCACCTACGTTCAGCTTGACCGCAGCCTGTTTAGCGACAACGCCGCGACCTCCGGCAAGGAAATCAAGGTCGTGTTCAAGGCTACCAATGTCCGCGACTATTACGCTGAGTTCCTGACC